TTTCGGTTTTGGATGTGTATGCGGTATCTAGCGTTGCTATGATCATGTCCATATTGGGGTAACTTTCGTGTTCCCACGGTTGCCACCAGTCGCGCTTAATAATACCGCCGCCTTTGGGTTCAGGACGCTGTTGAAGCTGCCCAGCGGCTGCCCATGGGCCAAGCTGTTTCTCAAGGATTTCAACTTCCCGTTCACCAAACCGATCTGGCCAAAGAAGCTCGCCCTCCTTGTCATCAAGAATAATTTGAGCTTCAGGACTGACTGCTAGGCGTTCCCCGCCAGCGCCAATGGCGACCAAAGGCTCTCCATCAGCATCCATGCCACGGGGGTCATGCCATCCTATCGATGTGTAGCTGTGCCGCTGCCACTCATACCGCATCGGCAAACATAGGTGCGTCCACTCCCCATGGTTTTTCGACATGATGTGTCCAGTAAGGTCTTCCTCAGAAAGCCTCTGCTGGATGACCACAAAGGCACCAGTTTTGGGATCGTTGAGACGGGTTGAAAGCGCAGAGTCCCACCACTCGATGGTGCTGGCAATTGTGGCTTCTGAAAATGCTTCCTGCGCTGCATTGGGGTCATCGACGACAATGATCGAGCCGCCCTCACCGGTAAGCGCCGATCCCACCGAGGTAGAAAGACGCGAGCCATTTTGGTCATTGTCAAAACGCCCTTTGGTGTTCTGGTCGGAAGTTAACTTGAACCTGTCGCCCCACAATTGCCGATACCACGGGCTTTCAATGAGGCGGCGGCACTTCACCGAATCGCGCAGGGAAAGCTGCTGGGCATAGGACGCATGAAGGAATTGCACACCTGGTCCACTGGTTGGGGACTTCCATGGCTGCGCCCATGTCCAAGCAGGAAACGCGCATGAAGTGATCGAGCTTTTGCCCATGCGAGGCGGAATGTTGATGATGAGGCGGCGGATGTCCCCATCCACAACTGCTTGGAGATGTTCTGCGATGGCCTCAATGGGCCAGCCTTCTGTGAACTCGGAAGCGTCAATGTACTTCCACGCATACTTCAAAAACGTATAGAGGCTGTCCTCACAGTCCACCCGATCAAGCTCCATAAGCTGGCGCTCAATGTCGATCTGCTGCCCGTCAAGGTTAAGCGTTGTCATTCTACATGTTCCAAATTATAAAGACGATCCTGCAACTCTTTGTTTTCACTTAGTAATTGTTCAATGAGCCAAGTCACAGCTTCCATTGCGGCCAATTTTTGTTCGTCGGTTTGACCGTTTTCTTTTTCAAGAGCGCGCATAACGGGAAAAAGCTGGAGGTATACCCCAGCCAGTCCGTAGCGAGATTTGAGATTGTAAAGGCCGCTGGTCATAGGAGTGGGGCAATCCTGTAAAAATCCATTTCGGGATGCTGAACAAGCCATTCAGAATATAGGGCATCAAACCCGTAAGCATGGATAACCATGCCGGGGATCCACTTCCCCAACATCATTCTAGCTTTCCAGCGTCGCTTGGAGATATTTTTTTTGCGCATGAGCAGCCCCCTGTTAAAAACAATATAGGCTTATGCCAAAAATATGCTAGTATAATTTTGCACAAATTTGGTGGGTATGTTATCTTGCTGTTGGTGGCTGGGAAGACCAGTGAGGCTCTGTCTGATCAACAGTACCCAAGATGCTGGAGCCCTCGCCCAGCCCACCAAGGTATCCTGCCGATGTGTTCCCGTGTCGGTCAAATCGAGAGATAGGCGCTCTGAAAAAGGGGCAACGGGATCCAAATGTTTCACGTGAAACACTCTAGGGGAATTAAATGGACTACGTAGAAAAACTTGAAAAGATGACTGTTGGCGATTTTATAGTGACGCTTGAAAGCTCTCCACGCCATGAGTTTGGGCCGCACAGCATCAACCGTCGCGTGTGTGGGTTTCTAAAAGGCACTTATGGCCAGGAAGCCAGCATGTGGGATGTAGTGGTGGATGGTCCACAAGAGTGGAAGTGTGCGCCCGGTTGCGGTCCTAAAATCCTTGAGGCTCTTGCCAAGGCAATCAACACGGAGCTTGGGGCTGCGGTTATAGAGGTAGCAATCCCAGCCAAGACAGTGAGGGGCGAGGGTTATTTTTGGACCAAGGAGCGCCTGACAGAGGCTGCGGCTATGCTGGATAGGGGCATGACCCGTAGCGATGTTGGCAGGCACTTTGGCAAACACCCTGACGGGTTGAAAGCTGCGCTCAAGCGGTACGGGATGTACAAGCCCAAGTTTAATGGTCAGTGGCATCCAATTGAGACGGCACCCAAGGATGGGACGTTGTTTCTCGCCTACATGGGCACCGACAACATTGAGGTTGCTCGCTACGACCTTGAACGCAACGAATGGTGGATAGACGCCTATGCGCCGCCGCACATTCAGAAGAACTGGATGGAGGCCTGGATGCCTCTGCCGTCCCCACCAAAGTGAAGCATCAGTGTTTCACGTGAAACATTATGGAGACTAACATGAGCAACACAAAACCAGAAGATATCTTGATCGATGACGTTTACTTTAACGTCAGGGCTACCAACACGTTGCGCAACTGGCACGAGTATGACTCTGACAAAAGACCGCCACTGAAGACGCTGGGCGACATAGCCAAGCTGTCTCCGCATGAGCTTTTGATGGTGCCTAACTGTGGGAAGCTGACGCTCAAGGATATTGAGGCAGCGCTAGCTGAGCATGGGCTTTACCTTAATGGTCGGGAACCGAGGGTGTCGCGTGATGCAATGGTCAGCATGAGCCGCCTCAAGGAGATGGAAGACAAGAACGACCGCCTGCTGTTGGAGCTTGGTTATCTGCAGGGCGAGATAGCTAAATCTGATTTGCACAAAAATACAATTGCAAAGCTTGAGGATCGCATTGTTGAGTTGGAGAGGTCAAACAACAGGGCATGGGAATTGGTTAAGCAGGTCAAGCACGAGCAAGAGGTAACCAGAGAAACAGCGGCAGAGGCGATTATGAAGATGCAGATAGAGATAGAGCGCCTGAATGTTTCACGTGAAACATCCCAAAGGGGACCCATCACTGGGGAGGGGGTAGTTACCCCTAGTTAGCCAAGTACCTAACTATGCTGGGGTAGATAGGGGACCCGCACTGTATAGAGAGCGGGACCCACAGGGCGGGGGGGGGTGGCAAAGCTTGGCTTTATATAAACCCGGGATTTTGAGCATTTTATGCTGGTACGGCATGGATTTGGGGGATTGGAGGGGTTTTGAGAGGGGGGATTTGAGGCTCCAACCCCGGGGGGCCTTCTAATAGGGGGCCTATGGTGGAGGTCAAGTCGAGGTACCTCAAAGCCACGCTCCTGTCCCCCACATAATCAGAGCAATCCCCTGGAACTGCCCCGCTCAAGTTAACCGTCGATGGTTTTGGCGTCACGCGCCTGCAAGAGCATTGCCCGCAGGCTGGATCGCTGCGCATCATCAAGGGCGCGCCCGTCGATGGCTAGCGTGTTGTTGTTGATTGTGACAGGCCCAGCCACCGTATCAATGCGCTCAGAATAGACCTTAGGCGCCAGCTTTCCGGCGATTCTTGCGTATGTGTCCACTCTCAGACGAGCCCTGGCGATTGCAGCATTGTTGGCGCTTCCATCCTTTAGCAGGTCGTTTGAATCATCGTCGGCGATGTCTTTCATGGCGTCAAAGAGCGTATGAGCGGCGTTCTCGCGGGCGCGCTCGTAAATCTCCTTAAAGAAGGGCTCTTCGCCTAACCATTTATATATTGCGCTCTGCGCTGGCATATCATCGCGCTGGCATATCCTCTGCAATGAGACGCCATTCGATAGCTCTTCGCATATCTCTAGCGCGAGCCTTTCGCTGTAATGTATCTTTGGCTTTCTCCTTACTATCTCTCTGGCCTTGCTGGCATCGGTTTCTAGCTTTCCCCATATGGCTTGCTCCTCAATAGCTTGTTCCTCATTGCGTATCTTGCGAGCTTCCATCTTAGCTTCTAGCTTCTCTTGCGCCTTATCGCTCTTGCCTGTCATATCGCGCCCCTATTGCTTTCCCTGCCAGACAATGTGTCCAGCCTTTCCACACAATAGCACAAGCGCGCTTTCTCCCCAATATCTCGCATAATCACTTGACACAGAACGCAAAAAGACTCGAGCCGCGAACGACTCAAGCCCTTTAATTGGATAGGATTGCTTTGCTTTGCTTATGTTAGAATACTTGCCCCGATTCGAGCGCCGTTACCATTGCCGCTTGCGCTTGCCACCTAAGCTTAGCGCCGTCCTTTAACGGCTCTTGAAAGATACAAGCGAACAATCTGCCTCGCTCATAATCCCATTGCGCATTTGTATCATATGGGAAGGCCTCATAATCCATGGGCTTTCCCTTGCGCTTGTCATTAAATCCCTTCACAAAATGCTTTCCCCTCATGCAGGTGGAAAGTTTGCGCCGTTTCGTTGTCTTTACCTGCCTGATCATTTCGCGCCCCTCTTTTTTGCAATGCAATAGCTAAGCACAAGCCTGCCAATGCGGATGAACCGAATACCGCCTACCTTTTTCGTGCTGATCATAGCTTTCCCCTATCTCTGGCCGGGAATGAGGCTAGGCGATTAACCTAGCCCCGTTTCGATCAATCCAAGCGGCTAGAAGTGAAAGCATCATGACCGGCGTCGCGGAAAAGCTTAACCATAGCATTAGCGTGCGCCACTTTACGTTCATACGATTGATTGTGAGAGTGAATCCATATTTCAGCCCCGCCGTGATAGTGGCGGCGCGCCAGACCCGTCATAATGAGCCAATGGCCAAGGCCGCTATTCGCCTTTCGCACAATCACGCTAGCAAAGCCGCACATTCCCTCAAATTCGATATGCGCAGGGCCAATAGGCTTGCCCGCTGAATCACACTCCACAATCCCCATAGGGCGAGGAGTCGTTGTATCTCCCGCCTGAAAGCCTGCCGCATTAGCCTTTGCATAAAGAGCGGCAAACGATTCATGTTTTGCGGCGCGCTCGAGCTTTTCCGCTGCAATCTTCTCTTTTAGGCTGGCGAATTTGCGTTCCATGTTTGCACCCGTTCGCTTGTGTTTCGTTATGGCCTAGCGCCATGGGTTTATTTTTATATGCCCCACGGGCATAATGCAAGCGCATTTTTCAAAAAGGCAGAATTATTTTTGTAATAAATTTATTAACATTCCCCAGGCGATCCCCAGGACGTTTTTTGCTTGCAATATGCCCATTGGGCATATATGAATCCCCTGTGCTCAAAACAGCATTGGAGTCGGATCATGCATGGAATATTTAAGAAAAAATCGCAGACAATCGCAAAGCAGCGCAGCAGCATCATATATTCAGGCCCAAGCCTGATCGATGGATCCCCCATTGTGGTGATTGCAATCATCAGCAGCAGGAACAAAAAAACAGGATCAATGCTGCAGACCTATATTATGCGCGCTGATATGGATCCGCGACTCGCTTCAAAAACAGGATCAGACTTTGCTATCTGTGGATCTTGCCCGCATAGGGGGATCGCGACACAGGATCCTGTTAAGAAACAGGCCTTGGGCCGATCCTGCTATGTGTTGCTTGGGCAAGGCCCATTGATCGCATATCAATCGATGATGAAAGGCCTTTATCCTGTCATCGCTGGGCATGCTGCAATCGCTGCGCTGGGATCTGGGCGCAAAGTAAGAATTGGGACCTATGGGGATCCTGCAGCGATCCCATCGTATATCTGGGAGAGCCTGTTATCCCAGGCTGATATGCACACAGCCTATAGCCACCAAGCTTCACAGCATGGCGCTGCTTTTGATTCCAGCATCATGATGCAAAGCGCAGACTCTGAGCAGGATGCGCGCAAAGCATGGGATCAGGGGATCCGCACATTTAGAGTCGTTGCATCTGTTGCTGATATCGTGGCTGGGAAAGAGATTCTTTGCCCAGCATCGAAGGAAGCAGGAAAGCGCACATCCTGCGCCAATTGTGGATTGTGCGCAGGATCATCGATCAAAGCAAAGTCTATTGCGATCCCAGCGCATGGCGCAGAATCGATCCATATCGCAGCATAGGGGGATCACATGAAAGCAGAAACCATCATTGAACTAGTCGCTGCGCTCGCATGCTGGGCCTTCGTCGGGGGATTGTGCGCGCTGTGTTTCATCTGATCGCAGGATAGCAGGGGGGAAACAATCCCCCCTGTTTTTTTGTCTGCGATCCCCCCTTAACCCTAAAAATCAGCCTTAACAGGAATCAGCCATGAAAATCACGAATCCCCCCTATCAATCGCTCGCATGGTATGAACAGCGCGCAAAGCAGATGCAGGCGCCTGCGCTCGCATATGCTGTACAGGATATCTCGCAGACCTTGCATGTGATGCGCGAGCGCGACACAAGAGAGCCATATATTGTTAAGCTACTGTGTGAGTTCGATGCGTTCACATGCGAAATGCAGCGCAGGCGGCGCCTAGCAAAATAATTGCTAGGTTACTGTTCAGGGCCACCCTATAGCCAAGCTACTGTTACGGCAATCGTCCTGGATGCAACTTGGGCTTTGCAATAAGCCCAGGTCGATGACTCACGCCTGTAACTCATCGGGAAACTTGGTCATGGTCGTCTGGTCAGGATGGTCATCTGGTCAAGATGGTCAAGATGGTCAATGGTCAATGGTCAGGATGGTCGTCTGGTCACGGTGCAGCCATTGGTCATCTGGTCATGGCCAGGATGGTCATGGTCATTGGTCCGGCCTTTCCAGTCGGCAATGATCGCGGTCAAGATGATCGCCACGGGCGAGACGAAAAAGATTAAAAGTGAAACCATCAGAATGGTCATTTCCCTGTCGATTTCCATTTGGTCATTCCTTTTCGTGTTGACTATGGTCAAGTGTATGTTACTATGAGTCGTCCCTCAATACCGGAGACATGATCAAATGATACAGCAAAACAGCAACCCAATCCAGCTAACAAAATACCCCGATGGTATTTGGCAACTAACATACTTTGGTCACCCCACGGGGTTCATCAACAAGATCAAGCTAAAGAACCGTGATCGCCACACATGGCGCGCTGTGTCGGTTCATGGCGAGGTCAAACACACATGGTCATTGGAAAGCGCCCGCCAGTGGCTGCTTGCCGCTTACCACTAGGGGCTGGTCTAATGAGACACATCTATGAAATCATGGAACTTTTGAAATGCACCAGAGATGAGGCATGGAAGGTCTTTGTCGAGATGGACATCGACTTCAGCGAATGCACCAATGAAGAATTTGAAAGCGAAGCTAAACGAATTTGGGAGATGATCAGATGAGGATTCTGGTTGCCTGCGAAACAAGCGCCACTGTGCGGAATGCTTTTCGCGCCGTTGGTCATGATGCATGGTCATGTGATCTCCTTCCATGCGAAGGCGACCCCACATGGCACATCGAAGGCGGGGCTCTCGAGACCGCTTATGGTCAAACATGGGATATGATGATTGCCCATCCGCCCTGCACCTATCTGTGCGCCTCTGGTCTTCATTGGAATAAGCGCAGGCCAGGGCGGGCGACGTTGACGCAAGAGGCCCTAGAGTTCGCCATGCACCTTGCAAAGGCCCCCATCCCGCTGATCGCTCTTGAGAACCCTATCGGTCGCCTTAACACAGCATGGCGCAAGCCCGATCAGATCATCCAGCCTCATGACTTTGGAGAGGACGCCAGCAAGGCAACATGCCTTTGGCTCAAGGGCCTCGAGCCACTAAAGGCCACATCCTATGTCCAGCCCCGCATGGTCAACGGTCGTCCTAGGTGGGAGAACCAGACGGACAGCGGACAGAATAGGCTTGGTCCCAGCCAGAACAGATGGAAGGAGCGCAGCAAGACATATCAAGGCATCGCAAACGCAATGGCTGCACAATGGGGGAACCTATGAAACACTACGCACCACAACGCCTACCGCACACACCCGGCCCTTGGCACACCAAATGGGTGGGAAATTCGGTTTACATCCGGTCAAATGATCCTGATCGCGATGTGTCTATCTGTCGGGTCATGACCCACAGGACCGAAAACAACTTGAACATCCTATTGGTCGCGCCGGAGATGCTCGCGGCGCTGGAAACCATCGCACTGGCGGCAAATGCTGGAGATCCAGACAGCCTCGCCAATGCGATCAATGAATCAATCGAAGTCATCTGCAAAGCGAAGGGGGTTTAAAATGATCGCGAATGGACCTTGGACAGGCGAAATAGGCTACAAGCCCCGTGATGGGTTCACAATAGAAGACGCCAAGGGTCAATTGGTCCTTGGTGGATGTGGATGCTGTGGTTCCCCATACTTGAACCGCACCAACCCAGAAGAGATCGCTCGCCTGCTTGTATCGGCTCCAGAACTTCTGGAGATGTGCGAGCGCCTGTATTTGTTCGCGTCAGCGTATGCCGACAAGTCTGCATTAGAGGCTGGTCATGGGTTCTTGGAGTCGGCCAAGGATCTGGTCACAAGAGTGAAAGGATCCTGATATGGATGATGTGGTCAAAAAGCCCAGAGGCTTCGCGGCAATGACGCCGGAGAAGCGCAGCCAGATCGCCCGAATGGGTGGGTCGTCTGTGCCTCCTGAGAAGCGCGCTTATGCGGTCAATAGAACGCTGGCGGCAAAGGCTGGCAGCAAAGGCGGGAAGGCATCTCGCCCAGAGAAACGGTCATTCAAAATGGATCCTGAACTAGCAGCCAAGGCTGGTAGATTGAGCGCAAAATCCAGGGCAGCGGCTAAAGAGAAAAAATAGTAGGCATGTTTTTGGCGGCATCGGGACTGACTCCTCCGGTGCCGCCATTTTCATTTCACCACCCGCAGATATTTTGTTGAAATTTTCCCCCATGATTTGTGGTGGTAGTCGTTCCAATCATCCCCCACAACGGGTGGGATCATCACTTGAACGCGCCGTTTGAACTGGACCTCGAGCCGATTCGCGAGATGATAAGCCTTCGACTGTCCGGTAAAGTTTTGGTCATTGTCACCAAAGATCGTGATCTGTTCAGCCTGCGCTGGCGGGATCCACTTGGACAGGAGGTTGGCATTTATGCAGGCCCACACAGGCATGTCGAACATGATGCTGGCGCTGATGGCTGTCTCGATGCCCTCCGCTACCCCCATGACAGGCTTGATTGGACCCAAACGGATCGCACACCCAT